AGGGACTGATTAGGACTGGTCCAGTCCTTCCTAGTTCCTTTTAAGAAACTTAAAAGGAACTAGGAAGGACTGAGGCAGCCCTTTTAAATACTTTTAAGGAACTTAAAAGTATTTAAAAGGGCTGATTTGAGGCCGACTTTGCAATCTCAATGGCATATCCTATCAGTATACCAATTACTCTGTAAGTCTTTGAAATGGCAGAGGTCTTTAGAGTTTTAAAATAAAACTCTAAAGACCTCTGAAGCCTCACAAGTCTGTATACCAGAGTAGTAGCTTTAAGACTTAGGAGACTTTGGAGATCTTTGGAGGTTGTAGGAGAGAGACTGGATAGAACTACTGAGGTACTTCAAAGGGCTATGCAGGATGCCGTGGCCCCCCCACCCTATATATACTAAAGTCCACACATTTCTAACCAAAAAGGTTGTCAACTAGTTTGATGCGGCTTTAAAGGTTTTTAAAGTCAGCCCTCAACTTTCTAAAAAGGCTACGAAGGTTAGATATATATGATATAGCCCCGGGGGGTCTATATGTATTATACAGTTGAGATTGAGTGTTGTCAAGAAATAACTTGACAAAACTGGAATACAACTGTATAATAAGTGTATGAAAAAAGAATTAACTACTAAACAACAAAGTTTCTTAGATTATTTAGTTGAAACAGGAGGTGATCCGAAGCAAGCGGCTGAATTAGCTGGCTACGCTCCTAATTCATACTGGCAAGTAGTAAAAGCTTTAAAGCATGAAATAGTAGAGATGGCATCTAATATCCTCGCCCATTCTGCACCCAAAGCTGCAATGAAGCTTGTGCATGTACTAGATTCTGATCAGCCAATGCCTCAAGCTAATATAAAGCTTCAAGCAGCACAAACCATACTCGACAGAGTTGGTTTGGCGAAAGCTGACAGGTTGGATGTAAACCACAAAGTAGAGGGAGGAATCTTTTTGTTACCTGCTAAAGAAGAAAAGATTATAATAAATGCAGAGGCGTAGGTCAAGTTCAACCATACCCTTTGGTTATAAACTTTCTAATGATCCACAGTATATTGAAGCAATACCAGAACAGTTAGAAGTTTTAGAAGAAGTAAAGCCCTTAATTAAAGATAAAGTAATTAGTTTAAGAGATGGGGCAGCTTGGATCTCTCAGAAAGCTGGAAGATCTTTAAGTCATTCTGGATTAAAAAAGATAATAGATAATGAACGATTGGGAACTGAATCCAGAGAAGTATCAAACAGACTCTGAAGGTAATTTTGTTCTAAAAAAAGATGGAACACCTCGTAAGAAGTCTGGAAGAGCTAAAGGCTCTAAGTCAAAAGGGTATAATTATCACTCTGAGACTAAAAGAAAAATAGAAGCTAGAAGAGCCGTAAAAGATAAACAAAAAAGATACGAGCGAACACAAGCTAAATTAAACTCGTATAAAACTTCCTTAGAAAGTTCTAAAGAAGTATTGTCTGCACTAGATGATAAAAACTCATCTAAAGTAGTAGTAGATGATAATATAGTACAGCTTCCTAAAAAGTTAAAAGAAGAAGCAGAAGAAAATGTAATATTCCGTCCTAATGACGGCCCTCAAACAGAGTTTTTAGCTGCACCAGAAACCGATGTGCTTTATGGTGGTGCAGCAGGGGGAGGAAAATCGTATGCGATGTTGGTAGATCCTTTACGGTATGCCCACAGAGCAGCGCATAGAGCCTTAATACTTAGAAGGTCTATGCCAGAACTAAGAGAATTGATAGATAAGTCTAGGGAGTTATACCCTAGAGCTTTTCCGGGATCTAAGTTTAGGGAAGTAGAAAAAATATGGAACTTTCCTTCTGGAGCTAAAATAGAGTTTGGCTTCCTTGAAAGAGATGCAGATGTGTATCGCTATCAGGGACAAGCATATAGCTGGATAGGGTTTGACGAAATAACCCATCTTGCTACAGAGTTTAGTTGGAATTATTTAGCTTCACGACTAAGAACTACAGACTCTGAAATAACACCTTACATGAGGTGTACGGCTAACCCCGGAGGTGTTGGATCTTCTTGGGTTAAAAAGAGATACGTTAATCCTTCAGTGCCTAATGAATCATTTACAGGCGATGATGGGTTGACAAGAAAGTTTATTCCTGCTAGACTAGCGGATAATCCTTTTCTAGCAGAAGATGGTAGGTATGAGCAAATGCTAAATGCTCTACCTCCAGTACAACGTAAACAATTACTTGAAGGTAATTGGGACGTAACAGAAGGTGCTGCATTTTCAGAGTTTGAAATAGATACACATGTAATAACTCCTTTTGATATTCCTATTCATTGGGAGAGAGTTAAAGGTATTGACTATGGGTATGCTTCTGAAAGTGCTTGTATTTGGGCTGCTATTGATCCCCATGACGGCACTTTAATTGTATACAGAGAATTATATAGAAAAGGATTAACAGGTGTGGATCTAGCTCAGTTTATAACTCAGCTAGAACTTCAAGATCCTTTTGCAGTCCAAGGTGTTCTTGATACGGCTGCATGGAGCAGAACAGGAACAACAGGCCCTACTGTAGGAGAAACACTACAACGAGCAGGACATAAACTGCGTAGGGCAGATAAAAATAGAATTCAGGGTAAGATTCAACTCCATGAATACTTACGAGTACAGTCCAATGGCAGACCAAAACTACAGATATTTAGCAGTTGCCCTAACTTGATTCGTGAACTCCAAAGTATTCCAATGGATAAATCTAATCCTGAAGATGTTGATACACATGCACCCGACCATGCGTATGATGCTTTGAGATATTTAATTATGTCAAGACCAAGAGTGAATGACGTATTTAGTCAGTTTAGAAATTTAAGAACACAACAAGCCTATACACCTGTAGATGCGGAGTTTGGTTATTAAAATGGATATTGTTGATTTTACAGAACAGAAAATAAAAAAACAAGAAAAAGATATCGAAAATCAACAAGATCAAATACAACACCAGTACGAACTTGTACTAGAACAAATGGCAATCATAGACCAAAAGGCTCCTGAGATATAATATATGTCGGAAAATAATTTAACGGCTAACTCTGTATACTTTGAAGAAGATTCTGAAGAACAGGGTATTAATCTAACCCTTGATGAAGGGCTAAGAAACAATCTTGTTGGATTACTTAAAGATAGATTTTCTGCATCTGAGTACCATAGAGATCTAGATGAAAATAGATGGCTCACTTCTTATTATAACTATCGTGGTTTGTATGGGAAAAATATTAAATTTAGAGAGTCTGAAAAATCTAGAGTATTTGTTAAAGTAACTAAAACAAAAGTTTTAGCGGCATTTGGTCAGCTTGTAGATGTAGTGTTTGGTGGCAATAAGTTTCCGATAGGTATTTCAGAAACTAAAATGCCAGAGGGCGTTTCAGAACATGCCCATTTAGATTCAGCTAATCCTTTGCCGGGGATTGAAACTACTAGTCCAACACAAGAAGAAACAGACGAAGCAGTAAAAGAAACTGAAAATCCATATGATGTTGGATTTGAAGGAGATGGACGAACATTAAAAGCTGGAGCAACTTACGGTTCTGGTAAATTTGAAAATGTTCCTTTAGAAGAAAAAGCTAAAGAAGAAGAAAATTATACAGAAGGATTAAGTCCAATACCTGAAGTATTGGAAATGAATCCAGCACAACAAGCAGCAAGGAGGATGGAAAAACTTATACATGACCAGATTGAAGAATCTAACGGAGCTAGTGAAATTCGTAATTCGTTATTTGAAGCTTCTTTATTTGGTACAGGGATTATTAAAGGGCCTTTTAACTTTAACAAGACTCTGCACAGATGGGAAGAAAAGGAGGATGGCTCTAGAAGTTATTCTCCTGTCGATGTTAGGGTTCCTCGTCTGGAGTTTGTTAGTATATGGGATTTTTTTCCAGATCCAAACGCAACAAGTATATCCGAGTGCGAATATGTATTTCACCGCCATAGAATGAATCGGACTCAACTTAGGGCATTATCAAAGATGCCTTATTTTGATAAAGGAGCAATAAGAGATTGCTTATCAGTTGGCCCGAACTATGTCGAAAAAGATTATGAGCAAGCGTTAAAAGACGATTCAAGAACCACAGATGATGCTACTTCTCAATTTGAAGTATTAGAATATTGGGGAGTAATGGATGCAGAGTATTGTAGACAGATAGGTATGGACATTCCAGATGATGTGGATGATCTGGATGAAGTACAAATAAATGCATGGACATGTAACGGTTTATTACTAAGGGCTGTTATAAATCCTTTTACACCATTTAGAATACCTTATCATGCTTTTGCATACGAGAAAAATCCATACAGTTTCTTTGGCATAGGTATTGCTGAAAACATGGATGACTCTCAAAAGATTATGAATGGTCATGCAAGAATGGCGATTGATAACTTAGCATTAAGTGGTTCAGTAGTTTTTGATGTGGATGAGACTGCGCTTGTTGGTGGGCAGTCTATGGAAATATATCCCGGAAAAGTATTTAGAAGGCAAGCAGGAGTTGCAGGACAAGCAATAAATGGTTTAAAGTTTCCTAATACTACTGTAGAAAACATGCAAATGTTCGATAAATTTAGACAGCTTGCAGATGAACAGACAGGTATACCTAGTTACTCACATGGCATGACAGGCGTACAAAGTATGACTCGTACTGCTTCAGGGATGTCAATGTTACTAGGTGCAGCTAGTTTAAATATAAAGACAGTTATTAAAAATTTAGATGACTTTCTTTTAAAGCCTTTAGGAGAAGCATACTTCCAATGGAATATGCAGTTCTTAGAAAAGAATCTTTATGTAGAAGGTGACTTAGAAATAAAAGCTACAGGTACAAGTAGCTTGATGCAGAAAGAAGTACGAAGCCAAAGGCTTACTATGTTTATGCAAACAGCAGCTAACCCTGCAATAGCTCCTTTTATAAAGATGAATAAATTAATTAGTGAGCTTGCTTACAGCTTGGATCTTGATCCAGATGAACTCTTGAATGATCCTGAAGAAGCTGCTATAATGGCACAAATTATAGGGATGCAGAACAATGTTGGACAAGCAACTGGCGAAGCGGTTGGCCCCGATAACCAAGAACAGGGAGCTATGGGAGCCACTGAAGGAACACCTCAACAACCTCAAGAACTTGGAACTACAGGTACTGGTGGGGGCAACATCGGAACAGGAAATGTTCCGTTGCCAAGGGAAGATGAATTTAGTGGTTAGGCTTGAAACCTTACCAGAACAAGTGACCGAAGCATTGGAGAGAAAAGAATAATGGCGAAAAAGAAAGTAAAAGAAGGAAGTGATCAACTCCCTGAACCATCCTATGATGATGGTAAGAGAACGTCAAGTGGTGGTGGCGGTGGTGGTTTTGATGGTAGGCGAATTAAAAAGTTTGGAAGCTTTTTAAATAAAAGTATAGATACTTTTACTGGGACTGGTGGCTTTGGTAGGATTGGTTCTGGTCAAAATATAAGAACAATAGGAGCATTAGCTAATCCTACAGGAACCGCAGTAGGTAAAGTAATAAAAGCTTTACCTTTAGCAGAGGGTGGATCTTTGATGATGCCCGAAGGTATGCAAAGAGGACAAGATGAGGATATGCCAGTAGATACATATCCTAATATACCGCCAGATGAAATGGAAGAAGCAATGGCTTCTCAAATGTCTGACGAAGATACAGAAGAAAACTATATTAATTTTGTTATGGATCAAACTTTAACTGAAGATGAGCAAAATTATCTTGAAGGTGCTTTAGCAGCTGATCCAAAACTATCAGAGATAGTAGATAAAGTTCTACTAACAGCAACAGAATTTTCGGGTGACGGAGAAGTAGACGGCCCCGGAACTGGTGTATCAGACTCAATACCAGCCCGATTATCGGATGGCGAGTTTGTGATTACCAAAAAGGCGACCGACCAAATAGGCGCAGACAATCTCCAACGTATGATGGATGATGCTGAACGTGCTTATGATGGTGGTTATCAAATGAAGGCAGTTGGAGGTTATATGTTCGACAAGGACGAATCTGAAACCGCTTCACCAAGTAAAATTGATGAAGAGATTAAGAGAGCCATGATCGGATCAAATAAAATACCAAGTCTTCAATAATTTTTCGGCTACCTTGGTAAGACAAGCCCCATAAAACTTGACGGAGTTGACATGGCTACCTTGCTAAAAACACAAGCCCCGAAAGGAGAAAGAGAATGTCCGAAGTACAAACAGAGGAGCAAGTAGCAAACCCATATAATGCAAAAAAACCTTGGCACAATGTAGAAGAACCTACAGTTGAACAAGGAGCAAATGGTTTGTTTCGCAGAGAAGATAATCAGGCTACCCTTGAAGAGGCCCCTGAAGAAACTAAAGCTCCTACAAAAACGACTAATTATAAAAAAAGGTACGATGATTTAAAGAAACATTATGATCAGAAGTTATCTGAATTTAAACAAAAAGAACAGGAATTATTAGCGCAAGCTAAGTCTGTTCAACCTTCTTATAGTCCTCCGAAAACAGAGGAAGATATAGAAGCGTTTAAAGAAGAGTACCCTGATTTGTATAATACAGTTGAAACTGTAGCTCACTTGCAGAGTGCAAGACAAGTAGCTGATCTTGAAACACAACTTCAGTCTATTCGGCAACGAGAGGCAGAAGTATTAAAAAGAGAAGCAGAAAATACTTTGCAAGAACGTCATCCTGATTTTGTAGAAATTAAAGAATCAGATGCGTTCCATGAGTGGGCTGAAGCTCAACCAGAACAAATACAAGATTGGGTTTATAATAACCCAAATAATGTAGCTTTAGCATCTAAAGCAATAGACCTTTTTAAATTAGAAACTGGCGCAGGACAATCTCAAACTAAACGACAGTCTAGAAAGCCACAAGGTTCGGCAGCAGATATGGTGTCTACAAAGACAACTAATGTTGATCCGAAACAAGCTAAAATTTGGACTGAAAGGGAAATAGCTTCTATGTCCCTCGACCAGTTTGATAAATATGAAGATGAAATTAAACAGGCAATGACAGAGGGAAGAGTAGTAGCTAGTTAATTTGTGTTTTTTATTTTTGGAGTAATTTAACATGGCAGCAAATACTAGTGACCAATTTTTTGAACAGAGTACAGATACCAATGGTAACTTTGGTAATTCTGTCTCTGGACAAACTAATTCATTCTTCTTACCGAAAGTTTATTCCAAACAGGTACTAAACTTTTTCCGTAAGGCATCGGTAGCAGAGGCTATCACAAATACTGATTATGCTGGAGAAATTGCAGCGTTTGGTGATACAGTACGGATCATCAAAGAGCCTGTAATCTCAGTTGATCAGTATGAGCGTGGTGGAACTGTTACTAAGACTGCACTTACGGATGCAGAAGTAACTTTAATCGTTGATATAGCTAACGCATTTAAGTTCATCGTTGATGACATTGAAACAAACATGTCTCACGTTAACTTTCGTGATGTAGCAACTTCTTCAGCAGCTTACGCTCTCCGTGATGCTTTTGACACAGGAGTAATTGCTAAGATGTTTGCAGGTGTATCAGCATCATCGCCTAATCATATATTAGGTTCTGACAATGCTACTGACCTTGCTGCTGGTACTTTTGACGGTACTGGTAACTTGGATATCGGTTATGCATCTGGTGAGCATGATCCTATTGATGTTCTTTCACACATGGCTCGTTTGCTTGATGAGCAAAATGTTCCTGAAGAAGGTCGATGGTTCTTAGCTAACCCTCAGTTTTATGAGCAGTTAGTACAAACCTCATCTAAACTTATGTCAGTAGACTTTAACGCAGGTCAGGGATCTATCCGTAATGGACTAGTAAGCTCTGGTAAACTGCGTGGCTTTGACATGTATAAGTCCAACAACATTGCCGCAACATCTAATGCTGCTGGTAAGTGTATTGCTGGTCACATGTCATCTACATGTACTGCACAAACAATTACAAGCACAGAAGTTATCCGTGATCCTGATAGCTTTGGTGACATTGTTCGTGGGCTTCATGTATATGGTGCTAAAGTATTACGTCCTGAAGCTTTGGTTTCAGCGTTCTACGGCATCGACTAAAATTATGGGGGCTGAAATATGCCCCCTTTTTTTAACTACGTTCATCCTTTAAGGACGGAAGTAGGGGGTTATCCCCGAAGGAACGCAGAACCTTTGGAGAAAATCGCTATGAGAGATATTACTTTAGTGTATCGTGGTGTAAAATATACTGTTAAGCGTTAGGAGTATAAAGTGGCACAGATAGGAAGCGAACAAAATCCTATGATGATTAAAGGTAAACGTAGAGGTAAAGTTCTTGGAATGACAGGATCTTTTTATAAACCTGCGAATAAATCAAAGTATGATGCTAATTATGATAGGATTT